CTGGGAGGTGTTCCGGCCGGCGCGGCTGATGGCGAAGAACACGCCGGAGCTGCTGAAGGCTTTCGGGATCAAGGTCAACAAAGAAAGCCTGGTCATTGAATCAAACGGCAGCAAGTTCGAACCGGTCATCGGCAAGCCTGGTGATGGCGCCTCGCCTTCCTGCGGGATCGTCGACGAGTACCACGAACACAAAACAGACGATCTTTACGACACCTTCAAAACCGGCATGGGCGCGCGGGAAAACCCGTTGCTGTTCGTCATCACCACAGCCGGAAGCGATCGCTCTGGTCCTTGTTATGCGGCGCAGAAAGATGGAGAGAAGGTCCTCGAGGGCAAGTATGAGAACGAGCGGCTCTTCGCCATCATCTACACCGTCAACGATGAGAGTAAGTGGAACACGCAGCAGGCCCAGGTTGAAGCCAATCCCAACTACGGCGTCTCAGTCTTTGCGGACTACCTTGCCGACCAGCTCCGCGATGCTATCCAGTCCGCGCGCAAGCAGAATGTTTACAAGACCAAGCACCTCGATATCTGGGTCAACGCCGCGGTGGCCTGGATGAACATGGCTAAATGGGATGCGTGCGCGGATCCCGCTCTGAAGCTTGATTCCTTTGCCGGCCAGCCGTGTATGGACGCGCTCGATCTCGCCAGCGCCATCGATCTGGTGGCAAAGGCGCTGCTCTTCCGGCGCATCATCGAAGGTAAACCTCACTTCTACGTTTTCATGAATCACTATCTCAACCAGGTGGCGGTCGACAACTCCCGCGGCTCGCACTATTGGGGATGGGCCAATGAAAAGCCGCCTCGTCTGATCGTCACGCCTGGGGCCCGGACGGACCACAAGGTGGTATTGCGCGATCTCATGCAGGACGTAAAGCGATTTCACGTGCTTGAAGTGCCGCATGACAAAACGCAGGCCGGGCCGCTGATGACCTTCGCCCAGGACGAGCCGGACTGGGACCACAGCACCAAGCTGGTGGAAGTGCCGCAGACGGTCCTGAACATGTCGCCGGCGATGAAGGAATTTGAGGCGCTCGTCCTGGACGGCCGCTTCCACCATGACGGAGATCCGGTCCTGGGCTGGGAAGTCGGCAACGTGGTTTGCTGGCACGATTACAAAGACAACATCTTCCCGCGCAAGGAAAAGGAAGAGAACAAGATTGACGGTCCGGTGGCCATCATGTTCGGGCTCTCGCGCTGGATGGCCACGCCGATGGAAGACAACACTTCCTACAGTTTTGAGGCCTGGTAATGCCGCGCCTGTCTCTTTCTTACGATCCGAATACTGACATTCTGGAGATCGAGGGAGTGAAATACGCCGTTGAACTTTTCCGCACCCTCGCTTTCCCGCGCGAAGACCGGTTGTATCAGTTCAAGCGCCGCGAAGATTCAGTGATCGTGTTTGATGCCGGGCCGGCTCCTACCCCGTCTGAGGCATAAGAGTTTCACAACATGGGCTTGCAAACCGGAATTTTCGCTGAGCTGATCGCTGAGCAGAACGCGCGCCTGGCTGAGAAGCGCTCTTCGCTGGAAAACCCGCAGACCCCGCTCAGCTATCCCGCGGAATGGCTGCTGGACATCTTCAACGGCGGACGGACGGACTCCGGGATCCGTGTCAGTGAGCTCACCGCCCTGCAGGTGGTGACTTTTCTTTCTTGCGTGGACCTGATTGGCAGCGCCCTCGCGACGCTTCCATTCCACGTTTATGAGCGCAGCTTTCTGCAGGAGAGCAAACGTCCGGTCCACCGCATTGCCTATGAACATGACATTGAGGACTTGATCAGTCTTGAGCCCAATGATGAGATGAGCAGCTTTACGCTGATTAAGGCCCACGCGATTCACTTTCTGGCCTGGGGCAACGGATACATTGAAATCCAGCGCGATGGCGGCAATAGCGCCGTGGCGTTGTGGCCGCGCAACCCGGCCAAGACCAGGCCTTATCGCATCTCGCAGCCGGTCACTCTTAGCCCGGTTCCTTGGAGGCCGTTCCCGGTTTCGCTTCCCGCCGGCACGCTGGTTTACAAAACCACGGACGCGATCGACGATGAGGACCGCTCAGAGAATGATGCCAGCAGCTCACGCAGTGAGCGCATCATCCCCGCGGCGGACATGCTACACGTCCCTGGAATCTCGCTGGACGGCCGCATCGGGCAGGACATCGTCTGGCTGGCCCGCAACGTCCTGGGCCTGGCGCTGGCCACGGAGAAATTCGGCAATAAATACTTTGCCAACTATGCGCGCCCGGGCGGAATGCTGATCCCCCCGGTGGCCACCAACTCGGAACAAAGGACGCAAGCGCGCAACAGCTTTAGAGAGGCCCAGGGCGGAGAGAACATGAACAGCCTGGCCGTGGCTCCCGGCCCTGGTTGGGACTACAAACAAGTCACCAACAATCCGGAAGAGGCGCAGACGCTACAGACGCAGCAATTCGTGGACCGCCGCATCTGCTCTCTCTTCCACGTGCCTCCGCACATGGTGGGGCAGGTGGACAAAGGCAGAGCCAACACTGAGCAGCTTGCTCAGGAGTTTTTGACGTACACGTTGGGACCGCCTATGGCGGCCATCCGCCTGGAATTCAAACGCAAGCTTTTCCCCAGTCCGGGTATCGGACGAAGGGCGCGCAACCAATTCTTTGTGGACTTTGACGTAAACGATCTACTCCGGCCGGATTCCGCTTCCAGAGAAAAGTTCTACGCGACCATGAAGCAGTGGGGCGGCATGAATACCAACGATCTGCTGGCCGCGGAGAAGATGAACCCGGTGGACGAGCCGTGGGCGGAGAAGTACTGGATGCCCGTCAACATGACGCTGACCGATACGCCGATCGATCCCACACACCAGGACGGCGCCGGCAATGGCGAAGTGCCGCCCGATCCGGCCAAAGACACGAAGGACCAGAAGGCCAAGGAAGGCAAGAGTTACAGCCCTGGCTATTCCCGGTTGTTCCGTGATGCTTTTGGCCGCATTCTGGCGCGTGAGAAGGCCGATGTCCGGGAGTTTACCAGGGTATTCGGGCCTGTTCTCTGGGCTTTAGTGGATGGGTTTGAGCAGGAACAGCGCGGCAAGCACGGCCAGGAGACGGACAGGTTCGTGGCTGAATACATCGGCGCCATGCAAAAACGCCGGGCGGACTGGCAGGACACAGACGAATGCGCCGCCGGCGAACTGGCCCGCGCCGCCAAAGTCATCAAGATTGCGGTTTATCGAGATTGCGCCACGCAGAGAGCGCTGGCAGAGGGCAGTCCCACAGAGGAGCAAGCATGAAACGCGAATTCAGAACTTTCACTATCGAGCTGCGCAAAAAGAAAGAAGAAGGCAAGCCCACGGAGATCACCGGCCACGCCGCGGTGTTCAATGAAATGTCGGTGGACATGTGGGGCTGGCGCGAGCGGATCATGCCCGGCGCCTTCACGCGCGCCATCAAAGAAAAGCAGGACGTGCGCGGGCTCATCAACCATGATCCCAACCTGGTGATCGGCAGAACCAAGTCCGGCACGCTCGAGCTGGGAGAGGACAAGCAAGGGCTCACCTTCAACTGCAATCTGCCAGACACCAGTTACGCGCGGGACATTGCGGAGACCGTGGGGCGCGGGGACATTGACCAGTGCAGCTTCGGCTTCATTGCGCGCAAGGCCACCTGGTCAGAAGAGCCGGACCCGGACAATCCCAAAGAGCAGATCGTGGTCCGCCAGATCGAGGACGTGGACTTGTTCGATATTTCCGTGGTCACCTATCCGGCTTACGAAGGCACCGACGCCAGCGCTCGCATGGAGATGCGCTCGATCGCCCTGGAGAATGCGCCGCCGGCGATCCGAAGAAAGCTGGGAGCAGACAAAAAACGGTTGATTGACATTACCGATCTCAGCTCCTCCGGGCGCATCCTGATAGAACAGCGCGATACCTCATGCGAATGCGACTGCCCGGAGTGTGTTGCCGGCGACTGCGACAAATGTTCGGATCCAGATTGTGAAGACCCCAACTGTGAAGGCAGCATGAGCCGCAACAGCGCGCGGGCGCGCGTGAGGGCCATCCACGCCAGCCTGTAATTACAGCTTAATTAAAGCTTAATTAAGACAAAATTTTGCCGGTACCGCGCGCGGGATGCCGCGCCCTTGAGTGGGCAAGCGCACAGCCGGAAACGCAGCAGTGTGCCTCCCGGTGAGGCGCGCGGGCGCGAATCCAACAAAGGAAACAATCTCAATGAGTCTCACCAAAGCCCGCGAGCTGCGTCAGCAGCGCGCACAAATCGCCAAAGACATGTCCGACCTGGCAGAACGCCGCTCCGCCTGGACCGCCGAGGACAAAACCAAGTTTGCCAAGATGGACACCGATCAGGCTGAGTTGCTCAGCCAGGTCACGGACATTGAACGCGCTGAAGCTATCGCCGCGGAGATGCGCAACGCTCCTCCGGCCTCACGGCTCGGCGACCATCTGCGTGAACTGTCGCCAGAGAGGCGCAAAGCTCTGACCGCCCGCTTCTCCAACGTCAATTTTGATCAGGTGTTTGACCGCTATCCTGAGGCCACCGTGGACGGCGTCCTGCAGAAGGCTGACCGTTACGCCCGCGCGTACTGGAACAATATGCGCTCGGCCCACGGAGAGACGGAAGCAGCCAAGGGCCTGCGTTCACTTTCCGCGGAAGACCGCGCCATTCTGAGTGATCCGGAGTATCGCGACATGGGGACCGGCGGCGGCAACGCTCTGACCGGTACCGGTGGCGGGTATTTCGTTCCAGTGGGCTTCATCAATGACGTTGAAGTCGCCATGAAGTATTACGGCCCCATGCTGCAGGCGGCCACCATCTTTGACACGGCCACCGGCCAGCCATTGCCCTATCCCACGTCGGATGACACAGGACAGAGCGGCGTGCAGGTGGACGAAAACGTTGAAGTCACCACCCAGGACGTTGCCATCGGCAACATCGTGTTCAACGCCTTCAAGTTCAGCACCAAGATGGTGAAAGTTTCCATTGAGCTGCTGCAGGACTCGGCCTTCGATATCGAAAGGTTCCTCAAAGACGCTTTCGCCATCCGCATGGGCCGCATCATCAACAACAAAGCCACTCTGGGAGTGGGGACCACCACACTGAAGGGCATTGTGGTTGCGGCCGCGTCTTCGGGTGTGACCGTGGTCGGCAATGACAACGCCTCTCCGCCGGCGCCCACGGTTGAGGTCGGCTACCTCGATCTGATCGGCCTGGAGCACTCGGTGGACCCGCTCTATCGCCAGGGATCATCGTTCATGTTCGCCGACGGCACGCTGCGCTTCATCAAGGGCCTGAAAGACCTGTTTGGCCGGCCTCTCTGGCTGCCCGGACTGGCGGTGAACGCCCCGGACACCATCCTCGGCTATCCGTATTGGATCAACAACGACATGGCGGCCCTGGCCGCCAGCGCCAAAACCGTGCTCTTCGGCAACATAAAGAAGTACATGATTCGCCGGGTGAAGGACCTGTCCGTACTCCGGCTCAATGAGCGCTTTGCCGAGTTTGGACAGGTGGCCTTCCTGGGCTTTGCCCGCTATGACGGCAACCTGCTTGATGCCGGCACGCACCCGGTGAAGTACCTCACCCAGCACGCATAACGCCGGGGAAGGGTAAGAGCACCGCTTTAACTTTGTTTGCGCAAAAGGGGCACGTCCCGGAAAAACTGCCGGGGCGCTCCCCCTCTTTTGAGGTGCCACTCATGCAGATCACCGTGTCAATAAGTTTCGTTCTCTCGAGATTCGAGGGGATCGAAAAAGCGCTGTTGGCCTTAGCAGCGGCGCTCGGACCACCCAACAAAATACAAATCTCGTTTCAAGGAGCACCACCCATGTCACCAGGTACAGAGACCGACCTTCAGACTATCCAAGCGTCAGCGATTGAAACTGACGCCGCTGACAACCCCGTAACCATTGACCCGGCCAACGCGGTTTGGGGCATTGAAGACCCAACGATTGCAACACCCATTCCGAACGCTGACGGCTCATGCGCCTATAAAGCGCTTAAGGTTGGCGTAACAAACGTGACGCTCACTGACACGGCCACCAGCACCGTTGGCACTGAGGTCCTGACGGTAACGGCGCACCCGACGCTACCGAACAAGCTGGTCATCAAGTTCGGCGAGGCCGCGTAACAAAAACCCCTAACCCTGGCAGACCGCATGGTGGTGAGCGGTCTGCCGTTCCTTCCGTAAAAACAAGAAAGGAGCAAAACAATGCTTCAAGTAATCCTGGAACTGATCGTCATCGGCGTTCTGCTATGGCTCGTGAACTCGTTTATCCCGATGGACGCCACCATCAAGAGGATCCTCAACATCGTGGTGATCATCCTGGTTGTGATCTGGCTGTTAAGCATCTTTGGGGTGTTCGCCATGCTCGGGAGCGGGCCCGGAGTGCCGAGAATTCACCGGTAGGAGCGAAGCAACATGTCTGAAATGATTAACGACGTTTGCGATCACTGCTTCCGGGAATTCGGCCGGGAGCCAGGCACACCCGCCATCTGCCCCAACTGCGGCCTGGAAAACGTGCGGGATGCGCAGGCATCGGCGGCGCCCGAGAAGCCAGCGAATGCAGATTTGCAGCCGCCCGCTGCAGAAACTGCACCGGAAAGCCCCGCTGTCCGCGAAAGCGCGATGCTTGCGCCGGCGGCGGAGAAAGCTGTCCTGCCCGCGGCTGCGCCGCGCAGCGGCATCTCTGAAGTCCCGGCAAAAAAGGAACGGACAGCGGAAAAGAGCTGGGTGCCACCACACATGACGGAGCCGGCCAAGCCTGCCCGCTCAGGCAAGAAGCTATTTTTGAAGAAGAAAAAGAAATGAGTTACATCAGACAGCTTGCCTCGCCGGAAGCCGAGCCGGTTCCGCGGGACCAGGCCAAACTCTTTATCCGCATTGACGGCACCAAGGAAGACTCCATCGTGGACCTGCTGATCCAGTGCGGGCGGGAATATGCGGAGGTCATCACCGGACGCAGCCTGGCCAAGCGGCAGTTCGTCCAGGTCCTGGATTCGCACCCGTACTATACAGACACCATCCAGAGCCAGCTTGCCTATCCACCCAGCTATTACTCGCTGCCGCGCTACTCCACCACTCTGTGGAATTACGCGCAGATGATCAAGCTGATGCGTTCACCGGTGATCAGCGTGGAGCAGATCCGGTCCGTTAAACCGGACGGTAGCATTCAGGAGATGGCCCAGGACACGGATTTCATTCTCGATCGCGTGAGCGAGCCCGCGCGCATCTTTCCCATTCCGGGAAGTTACTGGCCGCCGGATCTGTACGTGGCCAACGCGGTCCAGATCACATTCACGGCCGGCTATGATCCCGATCCCGCCGCGGTGGATGAGCATGCTCTGGGCAGCCCGCCACCGGACAATCCCGGCCAGCAGCCGGATAGCACTCTTCACGTGGGAGTGCCGGCCACAATTCAGGTGGCGATTTTGCAGCTCGTCGCACACTGGTGGAAGAACCGCCAGGCGGTGATGGAGAGCGGGAAACTCACCGAGGTCCCCCTGGGGATACAGAACCTGCTCAACGCCAACGCAATTTACGATTTCGCTCCGACCAGGGGCTAACTGCATAACTGCATAAATGAATATTCAGCCAGGCCTCCGATCTCACCGGATCAAGCTCCAGCGGCGCTCCGGCGTCCGGGACAACCTGGGGCAGCCCAGCCAGACCTTCTCCACCTATGCCGAGGTGTGGGCCCGGGTGCGCTCTCTGCAGGGCAGGGAGCTGTACCTGGCGCAGCAGTTCTCTCCTGAGACTACCCATGAAGTCACGCTGGCCTGGGAGCAGGACCTGACGGACGGCATCTCTCCGCTGGACCGGATCCTGCAGGAAGACAGCACGGTGCTGGACATCCAGTACTGCAATTACGGAGAGACTCGCCTGGATGACGTTGTGCTCTTGTGCAAAGAGCGGCTGGGATCCTCCGCTGCCTGAAGTAGGAACATCAAAGTGAAAAAGCTTTTATCAATCCTCTTATTCGCATTCTTGTGTCTGGGCTGGTTGTGCCTAGGAACGCTCGCGCACGCCCAGAATCTGGCTACCGTAAGCGCGTCCAATATCACCGACCTCAACGGGACCAAGCTGGCCAAGGGGACGCTGTGCTTCCTGATCACCGATCAACAGGACAACCCTATCTCAGTGCAGATTGGTGGCGGCGGCCAGGCGCTGAGCCGGCCTTATTGCTCTCCGGTGACCAACGGAGTTGTGACTGGGTTCACTGTGCCGAACCCGGAGAACACCACGCCCAGCGGGATCTACTATCGCGTGACCGTCAACGATCTCAAGACGCGCGTGGAAGTGTTGCGCTACACGCAGGTGACCTTCACCGGTGGGACGTTTGACTTTGACGCCTACGCGCCGTTGAACCTTGGCACCTTCGCGCCACTGACTGGGACCTCCGTAACCGGGAACCTGGAGGTGACGGGGAACCTGAACGTTACCGGGACGCTTACCGGGAACATCATCGGCAGCCCGGGCACGGTCAGCAGCATGAGCTCTGGAGATTTGCCGCCACTGTTCACCAGCTCGGTGGCCACGTCCACCAGCACCCCGGCGCTCAGTTTTGCCCTGAGCAACGCCGCGGCCAATACGGCCCTGGCCAACGTCACCAGCGGAGCCGCGGGGCCCGCTTACGTGGCGCTGCCAAGCTGCACGGATTCGCTGGGGCAGCATTTGAATTACACCAGCGGGACGGGCTTCTCCTGCGGAACGTCCAGCTCGGTCTCCGGCTCTGGGACGGTCACCAGCATTGCGACCACGGCGCCGCTCACTGGCGGGCCGATCACTGCGGCGGGAACGATTGGCTGCGCAACGTGCACCACGAACGCCGCGGCGCTAACTAGCGGGCAACTAGTCACTGGAGCGGGCGGACAGGCCACGCAGACCGGGAACCTCTCAGGAGACGTGACCACTTCCGGCGGCACCGTGACCACGCTGGCCACGGTAGCCACGCCGGGGACAGGCCTCAAGACCACGATCAACGCCAAGGGGCTGGCGACTTCTGTGGCAGCGGCGGCGTGCGCGGATCTGTCCAACGCGGCAGCAAGTTGCGCCACGGACGCCACCAACGCAAGCAACATTTCATCGGGAACGCTTGGGGCGGCACGGTTGCCCAATCCCGCGGCTACCACTCTGGGCGGGGTCGAATCACTTGCGGCAGTTACCAGCAAGTGGATCAACACGATTTCAACTTCAGGCGTCCCTTCAGCCACGCAGCCGGCGTTCACAGATATCAGCGGATCTCTTGCCGCAGGCCAGCTTCCAGCCACGGCCGTGACCTCAGCGGCGGCATTGACGCTGAACCAGCTTGTATTCGGCGGCGGCGGTCAAGCCACTGCCGTGGGAGACCTGACCGGAGACATCACGACCGCGGGCGGAAAGGCGACTACGCTGGCCACCGTTGCCACGCCGGGGACCGGACTCAAAACCACGATCAACGCCAAAGGACTTGCGACGGCCGTTGCCACAGCGGCATGCGCGGATCTATCGAACGCGGCCGCGAGCTGCGCGACCGATGCGACAAACGCAACCAACATATCGAGCGGAACGCTGCCGGCGGCGAGGCTGCCGAACCCCGCGGCTACCACTCTGGGCGGGGTCGAATCACTTGCGGCAGTTACCAGCAAGTGGATCAGCACGATTTCAACTTCAGGCGTGCCTTCAGCCACGCAGCCGGCTTTCACGGACATCAGCGGATCACTGGCGGCGGGGCAACTTCCGGCCACGGCGGTCACCTCGGCGTCATCATTGACCAATAACGCCGTAGTGCTTGGGGCAGGATCACAGGGCACTAAGGCCGCAGCGTTCTTGACTACAGACGGCACAGCGATGTTAGGAATAGGCGCAACTCCGACCTATGCTCTACATGTTGCACCGTCAGCAAACGTTACGGCTGGGCAGACGGCATTTTTTCAAGATAACACGGCTGTGTCTGGTAAAACATCGGTGGTCATTAAGGGCGGAGCGACAGCAAGTGATAACACAAACCCGTACATATTGATCACGGACGCATCTAACAACCCTTTTTTTTGGGTTTCTCCCGCGAGCTATGGGTTCAGGGGAACTCTTGATGTTGGAGTCAATTCTGTCGGCGGCACAGGAGCGGTGAAAATCGTCAGCGATGGCAGGATTCTCATGACAGCTAAAATGGGAACCTATAACAATATAGCCACGGTAGACAACGGACTCCCTTCCGAAATCGGCGTCGCTGCTCGTGACCAGACCGGACTGACCGCAGCTCTCGCAGCCACCACCATCTGCACTCCTTCAGCAACCGGACGCTTTCGCATTTCGGCCTACGAAAAGGTGACCACGGCGGCAACTACCTCCAGCACTCTGGGCGGTACAACCGGAACCACGCTGACCTATACCGACGGCACAGATTCCGTCGCACAGAGCCTGGTGATGACCATGTCTAAATCTGACGGCACCATCGCCATCAATTCCGCTGGCAACCTGACCACCACAAAGCTAACCGGCAGCGCCTATATCTATGCCAAGACCGGCGTAGCAATTCAGGCCGCCATTGATTACACGTCCAGCGGCGCAACCCCCATGGCGTACCAGGCCCGCTTTTCTTGTGAGGTAATGTGATGAAGAAATTCCTACTCATTCTCGTTTTGCTTTCCGCAACTTTGGCCAACGCAGCGGCCAAACAGATCATTGTTCTTGACGTTCGCGGCGACAGCGGGCAGACGCAGATCCATTATTTGCTTTGGCCGACGACAGCAAACCCCATCCCTATTGCCGGAGCCGTGAGCAAGTGGCCACTGGCAAGCACAGCGGAGAACTCCGCCATCGCTGCCGGTACCACGATTGAGATCGAGCGCACGCTGGTGGTTTCCCCAGGCACCAGTAAGGCCAACATTGAAAGCCAATTGCTGACGATCTTCACGCAGACGCAAGCGGCGATAAATGCGGTCGCAACCGGCTGCTTCTTTGACGGCACGACCTGGAGCTGCTGATGACGTTGCTGACTATAGCCCTACTTGCTGGATCCGGCGAACCACCGCCGTGGTGGACCGCTTATTCCACCATCCTATTATCCGCATGCCTCGGGTTTATTAGCGCCTTGTACTTTGGCCGGCGCAAAGACAAGCGCGAAGACGCGGCCCGGCGCGAGGCGGAAGAAGAAGCTGCGCGCATACGTCACGACAAAACGGCTGAGGCTGACCGTGAGTGGAAGGCCGGGATCGAGAAGCAACTGGCGGTCTTCAATGCCCAGATTTCCCCGCTGTGGCTGGTGGCCCAGCAGAAGCTCAGCGCAGACCTGCATCATAACGGTGACCGCTACAAGGCAATGGACGCGCTGCTAGAGGAGCTGGATGACGGGACCATTGACGATTTTCCCGGCCATCGCGTGGAGCTGGAGCGTCTGCTGGTTTTGCGTGCCCATGACTATCATGAGGACATTACCGCCGACCAGAGAGACAGCGCCCTGGCGCTGCCGGTCATCATGCGCAAGGTCAAGCTCGAAGCTGAGACGCCTGGCCCGCTGACGCAGGTGGGGCTTGTGGGCGTGAAAGAGTCGAGCCTGGGCGAGGGAGAAAACATGGACCGGCCACTGCCGTGAACAATAACGCCAACGTCTTTGTCCGCAGCGGGGTCCACTGTGCCGGGCCGAATTGCGCGGCCGTGCGCAAAGAAGTGAACCACTGGTTCGTGGTCTCAATCGTCAACGGCAGATTCACCGCGGAGCCGTTCGATAGCTGGGGAGAACTTGGCCCGCACGATCGCCCGGCATGCGGCCAGCAGTGCGCGCAAAAACTCTTTGAGCAGTACCTGAGCAAATGTCCAACCTGAACGTCACCTTAAAGTGCGCCATCTGCCGCGGCGAACTTTCCGTCGCGGATGATCTCGCGGAAGATGCCCCGGTGACCTGCTGTTCCTGTGGCGCTCATGTAGGGACTTGGTCGGAAGTGAAGAAGTTGATTGTGGACTCCATCGAGCAACAGTTCATCAAGGAACTAGCTTGAATGGCGGGAGACGTAAAAGTCACTGGCCTGCAGGAGTTTGGTTCCGTGCTGGACATGCTCTCCACCAAAGTGGAGCGGCAATACATCCGTGAGGCGGTAAAGAAAGGCGCGGAAGTGCTCCGCGCGGAAGCGGAAGCGCGCGCCCCAAAGGCTTCCGGCGAGATGGCCCGCAAGATCACGGTGAAGACGCAGGTGGCGCGGCGGGCCGGCGCGTTCATCGCGTTCATCGGCGTGCGCTACATGAAGATCGTGGCGGCAAGCACCCGCCGGCCGGGTAAAGCGCCCAGCACGGAAGACGCCGGTTTTTATGCGCGGTTTGTTGAACTCGGCCGACCCGGCAAGAGCGGACACACCCACCAGCAAGCCCACCCGTTCATGGGCCCGGCATTTCAGGCCAAGGCGGAAGAAGCTGAGCGCGCAGTCGCTGACGAGCTCCGCCGCCAGCTCGGGGACCTTATTCAGTGACGAAGAAGAAGATGACCGCCCGGTCCAGTGGTGTTTTGAGAATGCCGTTATTTAAACGGGGCTTTAATATCGGCTTTGACGCGGGAGTGCCTGTCCGCCCGGAACCAGGTCGAATGAGGGAACCTGCATCACAGGATCAGGTTCAAGCACGACCAATCTCTTAGTATCAAACCAGCGACCCTCACCGAGAACGCCGTCGTTATTGACTGGTGGGCTCACGACTGCCTGCACACATCCGAATAAGTCGAATGAGATGGATGACACCACGCCTGTAAATCCGGTTACGGCGTCGCGCACCTTGATCCCGAGCAGCTTTAAATGTTCGTTCATATTTTCCAATGCTATCTGATTTTGTCGCTTACGTGAAAGCCGATGGCGCCGTGGCCTCGCTGATTGTCGATCGCATGGAGCCTGGCGTCTTGTCGGAAGCTTCTCCGTTGCCCGCCCTTACGTATACCGATCTCTCCACTCCGCGGGACCACTATCTCAGCGGGGTCTTTGATGGCTTTCTGCCAACGCACCTGGAAATTGAGTGCTGGGGCGTCAGCGCCGCGGCCGCTTCTTTGCTGAGCGCCAAATTGATTGCCGCAATCGATGGCTTCAGCGGGACCATGGGGGGCACCCACGTGCACGGCATCCTGGTGGAAGACGAAAGCGACCGCACGCGCCAGGTCTATGGAGACCGCAAACAGTATTGCCGCGTCCTGGACGTTCTGATCATGCACGCTCAGCCTCTTCCGGGGTGAGCCCGCGGTCGCTGCCCTGACTCAGCCTTCAGCCATCAACATTCAAGTCCGCGTCTTTTTCCTTGGTTTGGAAGTCGCGCGCCTGGGTGTTGATGGCTGAGAGCTGAACACAGTTCTCTGGAGAGGAACAACAACAAATGTCAAACGCATTCAACGCAATGGGAACCAAACTGCAGAAAGGCGATGCCGCCAGCCCTGAGGTCTTTGCCACCGTGGCGGAGGTCCTGAGCATTTCCTGGGGAGGCAAGAAACTGGATATGACGGACGTCACCAACATGGATTCAGTGGGCGGATATGAAGAGGTGCTCCCCACCATCTTCCGTTCCGGTGAAATCACCTTTGACGTGAACTACGTGCCCGCCGCCGCCACGCAGATCGCGCTCAACACAGACTATGAGGCGCGCACCAAACGCAACTGGAAGATCGTTCTGCCGGGATCTCCCACCATAGGCACCTGGTCCTTCTCTGGCTACATTGCGGAGCTGGGCCTTGATCTGCCGCTCGATAAGCAGGCCAAGCGCCAGATCAAAATCAAAGTCACCGGTCAACCAACCTTCGCCTAAAGCGCGGTGGTGTCACTCAAGCGATGTAACTTAAGTTACATCTGTTACATCTCCCTCGCCTTGCGTGAATGCTTGCAGACCCCCTCCGGTCACGGTGACCGGAGGGGCCCTCTTCTCTCTCAACGGAACCAAAGGATTGAACTATGACTAACCCTGTTCCCATCGCCGACCCCACCGTCCCGGTGGTGGAGATCCATCTGGACAAGGTCCGCCACCTGGTCTATGACTTTGCCGCCCTGGCAGCCATTGAAGAGAACTACAAAGGCGAGAGCGTCTTTAGAAGCGGCGTGAAGACAGACGCTGCCGGCCATCCCGTACTCGATACAAATCCAAAGAGCTCCGGGTTTGGACAGCCCATCGCGGAAAGCCTTTTCTGGAAAGACATCTCCGCCAGCAAGCTGATCGTGGTGCTGTGGGCCGGGCTGCTCGATGAAGATCCGGAGATCAAACTGGACGACGTGAAGAAGCTGCTGCGCCGGCGCGATCCCGCTCCCATCATCCAGAAGATCATGCAGGCCTGGGGCCTGGCCGCTCCGGAGGCCAAGCCCGATGCGGACCCTACGCCGCCGGCAACGGAGACTCCGCGGCCGGTGAACTGACCTGGCTGGAACTCTGGGCCATCGGCCGTTACGACCTCCGCCTGATGGACCGGGAATTCTGGAAGCTGACCTGGAGAAAGTTTGACGCGCTGCTGCGCCGCCGGGAGCATGATCTGTACCTGGCCGATCTTCGCGTGGCCATTGCCGGGTCCACCATCGCCAACCATCTGCGCGCGGAAGGGTCGGAACCGCTCACTCCCGCCGATCTGATGCCCATGCATAAAGACAAGCTTGCCCGGACCAGGCAGACGCCGGAAGAGCA